ATTTCCGTCTGCTATGACCCACAGAGGCTTCTTTTAAAGCACATGATTCGCACTCGGGCGGTAAGTGGCCCTGTATGAAAGATTCACGTGTGTGTGACGCTGTAATGCTGTTTAACACGGTGTTTAAAGGTGATTCTAGCACGTTACCATAACGTTTTCTATACACTCCGTCGGGTACTATGTCACCATTAAAACGTACCAAAATACTATGCCATGGTGCTAAACATTTTATCATGATACTGTCTCTTTTCTTAGATAGATATCGCTTAAACATCCACAAAGTTTTTTATTACAGATTACTGTATTTTGGGGTAATATAAAGTCTTCTAATGTTCCAATCAATCCACCTTGCATACATTCTGCCCTATATATCTTACCCCATTCTATGTAAATCATATCAAGTCCTGCCCAACACTTCCAACCTTTGTGTTTGTTCAATCCTTCTACAATTAATTCATTTGCATCAATCTTTCTTTCATTGTAAAAGATATCTCCTCTATGCAGATGGCTATCATCTAGTTTCCTAAAGTAAGGCCATTTATTAATAATTTCTTTTTGTTCTTCAGTGTAGACACTTACTTCATTTGTAATATTTTCACCACTTGTCTTATCTAAAATTACTTTAGGCCATATTGCCAATCTATCAGTGTTATCATACAATGTAGAAGCAACTTTTTGTGCATCTTTGAAACCTTCAATATCATTAGGCATCATTAAATTTACTGCAATTTCCATTTTTGTATTATTTGCAATGTCAATAAATTTTTGTACATCAGCATAAGCATGATGATAACTTATTATCATTCCGTCAGTGTAAGGATCTATCTTTTTATAATAGTCTACACTCTGACTTCCATTGGTAATGAAACTAAATGTATGCCCTTCTTCCTTGACAAGTTTTGCCATATCAATAAAACGCTTCCAGAAGGTAGGTTCTCCACCTGTTACCCTGTAACAAATTTCTTTATCTTTTATTTTTAAACTTCTAATAAAGTTTTCAACAACTTCCCATTTAGGTTGTCCACTAGAACCGTTATGCAAAAAGTCTGGACAATAAGTGCAACGGTAATTACACTTATTTGATAACGCCCAACTGACTAAGAACCAATTTTCTTTGTCAGGATTTGCATAACTTATCTTCATTAGTTCATCGAGTTGTTTATAATCAGATCATGCACCCTATCATTTACTTTACAGGTTAATATCAATGCATATAGTCCATCACTGAAACTAAACACACTATGATCTTTTTGAAAATTTACAAAATATAGATAACCAGGATCTGGATACATTGGTTTACCATCTAGCATATGAACAAAATTCTCTGGTTTACATTTTCCAAACACAAGAAGTAGACGCATCCACTCAGGTCCTACTCCAGGAAAGTCTCTGTGTGGTGGAAAGAATCCACCTTGATCAACTCTTAATAAATGCACTCTGCCTATATCAGGGGCAAAAGCATCAACAAGTTTTGCTAGTTCAGGTATTTTGTTATAAACTTCTGTTGGAGTTGTGAAATTTTCTTCTTTCATCTCAACGTCATGGTATTTTTGCATATAACCAAAACTATTCAAATGATAATTGTCCATTACATCGCCACTATGACTTGTAATAGGCAATCCCCAACGGTTATTATTAGCGTCTTTCTTTACATTATACGGACACCAGTTGTCTTTAAACTGTTCTAACTGCTCAAGAACCTCATGTTCGTTAATTTTCCATTTAAGTTTTATGGTATCACCCATATTGCACAGGGTATTCCAAATTAAAGCACGTTCAGTTTTATTCATTTATTAATTCTCCTAATTCTTTAAAGGTTTTTGTGTAATCTGTGTCTCTCCTTTTATCAGTTACAGTTAAGTATTCACGTAAAGCAGGAAGTTTGTTGCTCCAATCTTCTTGCATCATATATTTAATGAGTCCTTTCCAACGTATTGCTCCATAAGGATTTTGGTTGAACTCTAAATTAAATTTTTGTCTGTCTATAAAAGTTTCTAACTTATCTTTTACCCATAGTTTAGCACTATTAGGTAGGACTCTTATATTCAAGTACGAAGGTAGATAAACTAAATGCGTTCCTATTACTCCGCCGCCAAATGGAGTTGGATTAATTTTACTAAATTGTTGGTCCATTTTCCATTCTGCTAGTTCATCTATGTAACCTATGTTTAATAATTGCACTGCACAGGCTACATTAATGATTATATTATCCTTTGTTTCTTTGTCTAGTTTTTTTAAATTCTTTTCAACGTCCGACCACTTGCTTGGGTAACGTATATAATCATTACGTTCTGCATAAGCATCAATACTAAAGTTGAAACGCACTTCTTTAAAATGATCCCATAGTCTAAAAAGTTTATCTGGAAGTTCTAATCCGTTTGAATTGTAACGTAGGTTTACTTGTCTTGCTAATCCTTCTTCAACTAAAAACTCTAAAATTTTATAATGCTCCGGAATCAACAAAGGCTCACCACCTGCAAAATATAATTCTTGTATATGCTTTGCCTGATCCTTCATTGACTCTATGAACGAGCCTTTTTTGTACCAACTGTAATCATATTGATCATTCCAACCTTGATCCTTAACAAGATCCTCATTTTTGTATTGAGGATATTGTAGTTTCCATTCTTTTATCCAACTTGAACTATCATGTGGACTACACATAACACATTTAAGTTGACATAGGTTTCCTAAACGCAAATCAAAGTAAGGAATATTTACAGGAGCAGTACCATCTGCTTTAGTTTGCTTAACTAATTTTTGTAAGTCTAAACGTTGAGCCCATTCTGTAGTTTCCCATTGGCGTTTACTTCTAATACCTTTTGCTTCTTCGTTAAAACATTTTGTACAACTAGTAGGTATTTCACCTGCAATCATTTGTAATCTTGTTCTACGCATATGGCTACTGTTAAACACTTCTTCTATTGTATGGTCACGTAGATTCATTGCCACGCCATCTTCCTTGACAAGTCCTGCTTCTTTCTCATCTGTTTTTCCTGCACCACTGGCATTAGCAGTGCAACATACTCTAACATCTCCGTTAGGCCGCGTTGCTAAATGTATCCAAGGTAGTGGGCAAAATGTTTTACTCATTGTCTTTCCTAAATATAAATTTTATGTTACAGTAACCACATACTGCTTCACCATTTTTTAAAGTATAATAAACTTTAGGATGGTCATCATTCTCGCCTGTGCAAGATATGTGGTCTTCTTTTACATAAACTACTTTCATCTTTTCCTTCCGCAAATTAAAAACCTTTTGTATTTAGGTAATTCTAATTCTTCTTCCAAGTCTACTTTCAGTTTTGACTTGCGTTTAAATTCTCCTAGATCGCTCATACAATTTACGTGTTCTTCATGTTCTTTGAAGTTATTGCTTTGTAAAACAACGTACACATCATTCGGTATGTTAGATAACCAGGTATTGTATTGTTCCTGTGTTATGTGTTCACAACTAGTATTAATTACCATGTAAGTATCGTTATCAGGCTTATGTGTACACATATCCTCGGTTACTGCTGTAAATCTTCCTTCCATCTCATAACGTTTATTCATAGTGGTTGCGATGTCTTTGCACTTAGGATCAATATCAACACTAGTAATATGTTTTATACCTAATGAACTATTAAACAACATTGTTGATAATACTCCATACCAACCTCCATAAACTACTATCTTTGCATTCTTTACATTACAATGATGTGCAACTTGTTCTATCAACCAAGACTTGCTGTTCAACTGGCCTCCCCAGAAACATTCTAATACTCTATCTCTATCATCACTGTTTCTAATGCCGTCGGCCCAAAACTTAATATCTTGTATATCAATCTTCATTAAAATCCTATCCTATTTGTATGTTATAATTACTATCAAAAGAAACAGTATATATATTGCTAATAACGTTCTTAACGGTTTCATATTTTCCTTATTTTTTTAATTAATAATGGTAGATAAACAAATACGCCTACGACACTCCAAAATGTTGCCAGTACTGCAAAATATAATTTCCAGTTAGCGATGTCTATTGCTATACCTATCGTTACTCCACCTATCCATACATAATCTAATGTAGCATGAAAACGTTTCCAATTACTTCCATACTTGGCCATTAGTGCTTCTCTTTTACGTGCGAACCACGGGTGTACATGACGCATTATTACAAAGCCTTCATTTAACACCATTACCATAAATCCAATCCAAAATAACATCTTATGTCCTTTCTATGAATTGTTCGTTTAATTTATCGAACGTGCCGCATTGGCGACTGCATTCTTTTAGACCAGTTGTTGTCCAACAACTGCTAATTTTATTAAAAAATCCGCTATCAAATATTTCTTTTAATGATTGTTTTTGTAAATTAGGAATAGTATTAACTTTTGTCATATAATCTATTCTACTTTGACTATGTTGCGGAACCCAATCTAAATCTAACCAACAGCATGGTGAAATGTTTCCATTTGCACCTACATACATTTGATTGTCTTGTTTTGCTTTACAATTAATTCTAGGCAAAAATTCTTCTGCGGCTTCTTTTGCTGGAGCAATCATTTCTAAACTTTTCTTTGAAGGCAGTAAAGTGTGTGTGACATTGTATGAATCATCTATTACATCTAACTTACCATCTTTAAATCTTGTGGTGTGTTTTACACTGAATCCTTTGAATCCTAATTCTTCACTTAATTCTTTACATCTTTCTACTTGATGTTCATTGTGTTTGAATACAAGCATATCCCATCTTGCATCACCACCTGCTTTAATAAAAGTTTTTGCATTTTTAATAATTTTATTCCAATCAGTGTTAATTCTATACAATGCGTGTGTATCTGCTAAACCATCTATACCAAAAACTACCTTAACATTAAGTTCTGCCAACTCCTTCCACCACTTGTCAGTACGTCCACTGCCGTTAGTGTGCATTTGTAGACTCATTTCAGAATTTAATTGTCGCATATATCTAAATATTTTATTTGTATCTTTAGCAATCATAGGGTCTCCTAGATTACCACACATATACACATGGTTAAGTTGTTTAATAAATTCTACAGGAAACCATTCTTTAAAAATGTCCAATGTAATTTCTTCTAGATATAAACTATCCAAGAGAGGTCCACCTTGGAGTCTTCTAGGACACATAGGACATCTAGCCTGACATTTAGATGTAACTTCTAAGTGTATAGATTTTATATCTTTATAATTATACATTCTTTTCCTTTGGTATTTTACTGTCTGCACTACTAACACAGGACGGAGTAATACACGGCATTGGTCCTTTAAATAGTTTAAATCCTTCGTCTAATGTGCCTAAAGGTTCATCATGGCAACTATATGAACGTTTTACTTCATTGCTTCTTATGATACAACTTTGATATCCACTGTTACACATCCAACCTTTAAATTTATTAAATCCAAAAGCATTTAATCTTTCTGCTTGATCAATCCAATACTCTACTCCTGCATCATCATATAACGCCACTTGATAGGCTCCCTGTACACTTTCGTTTTGTAGTATTTCTTTTTGGGTTTTTGTATAACCATCCACGACAAAACTAGCAGTAGGATCAGACTGAGGCTTGAGTGTAACATGAAGGCCCCTATCACTAAACCGTTTACTTCGTTCATAATATTCCTCCCAGTGTTCAGGTACCATTACCTGATTAATCGTTACAAGGACATCATTGTCCTGTAAATATAAAAGTTTGTCACCAAATTCTTTTTCATTGGCAAATTCCGCATGGAAACTTGCAGTAATACTTCTTCGATCCATTACGTGAGTAGCATCTAACCAACGTGTCCACCAACGTTTAGCAGGACTACAATTACTAGTCATGTGTATGCTTAAATATTTGCTTTCATAATCTTCATAATGTTTAACAAGGTCAATAAACTTTTTATACGCAGTAGGTTCACCGCCACTAAAACTAAAATGAAACTTATCAAATCCGTTTGCTCTTGCTTGACGTTTGATTTCATCAATAGCATTAGTATAAACTTCAAATGGTCTATGATCAACTTTACTACTTCTTGCATATGGCCAACAATAACTGCAATTATAGTTACAGAAGCGGCCAAGAATCCAGGACACAGAAAACAGTTTGTCTTCCAACATAGTCCTTTGACCTAGTTTGACAATCTTATCAAACGGTATATTTTGCATACTGCTCATGTAACCATTCCCAATCATTTATTAACCGAAGATCAGACCCCCTAGAAAGGCCAAACTCCATACCAGCGGTAGCGCCTGCCAAAGCGTATTTGCCCATAGGTCTATCGTGTCCCACGGTTGTCCAAGTTTTAAGTCTTTCATTTGTTTCTCCTTCTTCTTGTCTATCAATTGTTTTACTTGCAAGTTTGACACATTCCCTAAAAGCACTCTTCCAAGTATTAAAAGGATCTGTGTCAAATCTTGTTATGTTGCTGACCACAGGCATCGGCTTGAATTTTTTGCTGATGCTTGTAGTCATGTCGGGTACGGTGACGTCAACCTTTTGTGTGAGAGTCTTAGGTAATAGTTTTACGCCGCCGTACCCGTATTCCAAGTTGTTTATAGGATTTCTACTACGCCATACATGGACGCAATCTAAGTCCCACTCGGAAACCTTGTGATCAAAGTTAAAATCATCTACTATTTCTGCATCACCGTCTACTGCATAAAACATTTTAGTAAATGATTTGTTTGCCGCCTCTATGTGTGCCTGATGTATTCCTTTTACACCATGTACACGTTTTGCCATTGGGAAACGTTCCTTTAATGCTTTCCAATTGGCTTCTGCATTAGGCTCTTGATAACTTATAAAAATTATATCAAACATTTTACTTTGTCTTTAATTTGTTCAAATGCATCATAATGAATCTTAGGTCCATCATGTTGCAAATCTCTCGCTAAATCTTTATGTGTGTTTACAACTTTAAATATTTTTTTCGTTCCATAGTCGGTTGTAAAATCACCTTCCCATGTCCAATGGAACACAGGTATCCCTAGTGCAGACCATAGGTTGTCTACACTAAACAAATCTTTCATTGATTGTATGACTTGTTCTCCTGTTTCTTGAATATATCTATTCATGTACCAATCAGTATCACGCATTGCCATACTTTCACTTGTTTCTTCCTTGTTTACATTCCTATCTTCTAGTCTAATACCTTCTTCACAATGAAATCCGAAACTTTTTCTGTTTATCTGAGGCCATTGAATTACTACAAGTTTAGGTTTTACAAATCCTGATCTTTTAAAAAGTTGTGTGTTAAAGTTTATAATGTCTGGGCCAGTACCTGCTTTTGCAAGGTTACGCAGATCTAGATTTAAATATTCTGCTAAATGACTACACCAAATCTCATTGTCATATAAACCTACACCTTCTGTATAACTACAACCAAACACTAGCATATATGGATCCATATGTAAATTGTTTAATTCTTTAGTTCTATAACCTAATGTATTAAATTTATATTTCAACTTTCCTTCGCTATCATAATAGTTCCAGTCAGGTTTGTTTGCTGTATTATAATTTGTTTGTGTATCTCCTTGATACCAATCTAGTTCTAAACTTACATTATCAGATACAAGCAACGGTTTGCCTTTTCTAAGAAATAACATTTTCATAACCTCCTAGTTCTTTAATTGTATCTGGTATGTAATTTTCGTCTTTAGATATTTCTAATAATCTTTGGTGGTTAAAGTCTAGTTTGTATTCTAAAGATTTATACATCTCTAAATATTTTTTTGGCGTTGTAATATTTTTTCTAATTTCTTTTACTATCTTACTGGCCCTAGTTTTGTTATACCATTCATTATCAAATGTATAATCAAAAAGTTCATCATATAATTTAAATCCTAATCTTTGTAATACTTTGTGTATTCCTCTTGCACCATGTATTATAAAAGGTTTTTTGTAAAACAACGGCTTTGCTGTTTTTTCTGTGATAAAAATATTATCAACACTAGATTCGTTTACTAATTCTATAAAACTTTGACTGTATTCCTTAGGCATATTATTAAAGTGATCAAGTTTATCGTTAAAATTATCAAGTATCGATGTTTGTTGTTTCCAATGTTTAAAATTATAATCTGGTTCTATCTTATTCCAAGAGTATGCACCCATACCTAATATTCCATCTTTGGCAAGATTGTCCATCATTCTGCATCTGTGTTCCCAAGGACGATGATTAAGTGTAATAAAAAGATATTCAAAGTTTGTGTGTTTTACGGTGAAGTTTGCATCATTGCAACTTTTAACAGTGTGTGACATCCAAAACGTGGGCCAATATTCTACTGTGCTATATGCTGGCCAATTAATCTTGCTGTCAGGCCAACCTCCTGAAACAAAAGTACATTTATTACTGCTTCTTTTTAAAGCACGACTTATACGTTTGATATCTTTCTTTTGGTCAAATCCCATAAGTTCCATTTCCTCTGCACCAAGAACTCTTATATGACAACCACGCAACCTCTCTATCATTTCCATAAAATGGCTAGGGGACCAGTCGTCAGACCACATTTTGATATTATATAAACTCTCACTCACACATATATTTATATACGCACATTATAAATATTGCTATGTTCGAGATAGTGAGAGAGTTTGAAAAACGTATTGCAGAGTATTATAATGCACCTTTTGCCGTTGCAACAGATAGTTGCACCCATGCATTAGAATTATCATTTAGATATGATAAAGAACATAATAATATTAGCCAACCAAAAGTAACTTTACCTACAAGAACATATATTAGTGTACCATTTACACTAATGAAATTGGATATACCATGGACATTCATTAACGTTGAATGGAAAGAATATTACTTCTTTGGTGGAACAAGAATTGTTGATGCGGCAGTTTTGTTTACACCTAACACTTACATAAATGGTCAATTGATGTGTTTAAGTTTTCAACATAAGAAAATGTTAAGTTTAGGAAGAGGTGGTGCTATATTATGTCCTAATGAAGATGAATACAATAAACTTAAAAGTATGGC